TTGAACTCCAGGAACTTAAGGGACTCGACTATGATTTGACCCTGACTGGGTTTGATGAGAGCGAATTGAGTGAACTGCTGGGGTTGGATGAGGAGGAGGATGATGGTGGTGGTGGCAATAGCACTCCTCCCACCGAGAACCTCAACCCACGCTGTAAGCCAGGAGAAGTCTGGGCATTAGGAAAGCATAGACTGTTATGCGGCAGTTCACTGGATGAGGAGCTGGTGGCAAAATTCCTCTGTGAGCGCGATATCACCTTGGTTTGGAGCGACCCGCCTTATGGGATGAAGTGTCAGAAAAAGGACGGCAAGATTGGTGGTGGTGGTTCCCGTAAATTATCCAAGCGCCTCAATGGAGCTAAGTACAATTCCAAGACTTACTTACCAGTGGCGGGTGACGACTCAACTCAAACAGCTCTGGCATCATTTGAGCTGTGCAATCGCCTGTTCCCATCAGCTGTACAAGTGTGGTGGGGAGCGAATCATTATGGTGTGCCTCCCTCCAGCTGCTGGTTGGTGTGGGATAAGCAGAACGAGGGAACCTGCTTTGCTGATGCTGAGTTGGCGTGGACAAACCAAACCTCCGCTGTCAGAATCTTCCGTCATACCTGGAATGGGATGGTTAAGGAAGGGGAAGAAAGTAACGAGGCGCGATGTCACCCCAACCAAAAACCCCAGGCGTTAGCGCGGTGGGTATTTGAGTCCTATGGTAGTGCGGGGGATATTATTTTTGACCCCTTCGCCGGGTCAGGGTGTTCATTCTTAGCAGCTGAATCTTTGGGTAACCGCATCGTTTTTGGTGTTGAGCTAATCCCAGAGTACTGTGAGCTGACCATGCAGCGATGGGAGAAAAAGACAGGGAGGGAGGCTGAATTAGCATCAGAACAAATGAACTGTAAAATATAATCTGTGAACTGTGAAATTCTGGGGTTATCTCATAGAATTAATTAAAAATCACATAGTTCCTTCGGGTAACCTAAAAGCCTTATAAATAGGCAAAATTTTTCATTTAAGGCAGAAAACAAGTACAAAGGAACTAGGAAGAGACCCTTAAAATTGCGCTTAGTTGAATGCCACAACCAAGAAAATATAACTGGGATCTAATAGAATCGGAGGTACTCCGATGTGAATCGCCTCTTGACTATAAAGTTATTGAGGAAAAGTATGGTGTTCCTCGTAAGCAGTTATATCAAAGGGCTTACAACTATAAATGGAAAGAGCGGCACGAGGAGTTTTTGCTTCAGCTAAATAGGCGTCGTGATCGCGAGAAGATAGATCAGCTGATGTCCACCTATTCAAAGCTGGATGGAGCAATCCTCCGAATAGCGGAAGCTCTGTTGCAGCAAATTCAGAGAATATTGGTTAATGCCCAAAATAGTGAACCAATGCGTACCCATGAAGTAAAAAACTTGGTTGAGAGTACTGCTCGGTTGACTGATATGTTGGAAACCCACAGAGGTGATACAGCAAACGCTCTCAAGGAACTTATAGTCGATGGCATCATTCCCGGTGATATTGTGCCGCAGATACTGGATATCATGGAACGCAGTAATGAATCCCTCTCTATTGAGCTGAGCAAAGCATTTACGGGAAGAATTCCCGACTAACTATTATGATGGGAAAAAGGAAAATGCGCTCACGGCAGTCTCTGACAAATGTCAGCCAACTTAGAGATGCCGAGATGAGGTTAACCCGTCGCCACAAAGCTGATGTAACGGTACTCTCATTCAGCAATGACCCTATCGGCTTCGCTAAGTACCTGGGTGTGGAGTTTCTAACTGATGAACAGAAGCAGATAATGCTGTCGGTACGCGATCGCAGTGTGACTAATGTGCAGGCAGCTCATGGTGTAGGTAAAACTTTCCTTTCAGGTATTCTGGTGTTGTGGTGGGTATTTTCGGTTGAGGGAATGTGTGTCTCAACTGCTCCCACGGGACGCCAAGTGAAGGAGCTGCTCTGGAAGGAAGTCCGCACTCTATATGATTTGAACCAGAAGAAGTTAGGTGGACGCCGAGGTAAACTTTTTGTTGAGAAGTCCCAATCAGCCTATGCCTATGGATTCAGCTCTTACGATTACTCAAGTGATACTTTTCAAGGGATTCACGCAGAGCGACTACTGGTTATCGAAGATGAAGCCAATGGTATTAGTCAGGAGATTGACGACGGAGCATCAGCTTGTGTGACTGGTGCTGACAACCGCTTGCTCAGAATTGGTAACCCCACCACTGCTTCGACACCATTCTTTAAAGCCTGTCGTGCCTCGAATATTCGTATCCCTGTGTGGAGTCACCCTAATGTGAGTTGGGCGTATGAGAAAGATATTAACGGCATCCATCGCCTCAAGCCAGAGATAGCAACGCTGATTCGTACAGAAGATAAAGAGGAACCGATTCTTCCCCAAAAAGATTGGTTCGATTTCTTACCTCGTGATCGCGTGAAGGGTGCTGTCTCAATATCGTGGATTGAAAAGCAGCGTTATCGTGGTGAGCAGTCGGCTTATTGGGTGTCCCGTGTTGAGGGTATCTTCCCAGAGGATAACTCGGCTTCAATTATCCCACGTTCGTGGTTTATCGCAGCTCGTGCTAGATACGATGCTGACCCCGAATATTGGGATAAGAAGGCTGACCGACATGAGTGGCGATGGGGACTGGATGTGGGTGATGGTGGTGACTCCCACGGCTTAGCTGGTTGGCGTGGTTCGGTACTCTATATAGTAAGAGAGCAGGTGACATTAGGCGATCGCTCCGACACTGCCAGAGCTGCTGGGTTAGCCACAAACATTCTGAAAAAATATCCTGGTCGAGTCAGTGTAGACCAAATTGGTGTGGGTGCTGGAACTTTAGCAATGCTGATTGAGGAGGGCCTTGAGGCTGATGGAGTTAATTGGGGCACAGCAGCCAAAGACCCAGTGCAGTTCGCCAACGTTAAGGCTGAAGACTTCTGGAAGATGCGAGAAGCATTTGAGCAGGGTGAGGTGGCTGTAGCGCCATTGGGAGAGTATGAGGATGAGGTAATCGAAGACTTAGCTAATATTTGGTATGAGGAATTGAGCACTGGAAAAATCAAGATTGAAAAGAAAGATTTGACCCGTAAACGTCTCGGTCGTTCTCCTAACCTTGGTGATGCTGTTTGTTATGGGTTTAATGACCATGAAGATCCGAAGCATCGAATCAGTCAGATGATTTTCACTTAGCCCTCATAATATGACATTACCAGGGTTGTAAAAAAGCATGATATTTTTTTAATTGGGGCGAAACCTAAAGTCATTTTTTGTTACATAGTTTAGTTTTTCAGACCCAACCTACTTAGTATCATAAAAATGTAGCAATATAGGCACAGTACTATGGCGCTTGAAACGGTAGAAGAAGGTCTTGCGATCACAAAAGACTTAGCCAAGATTTCCGACACTAAGAATGACCCGCTGCTCACTACATTCCTGGAAGCGGCAAAGGGAACGAGGGAAGATGGGACAACGGTATACCGACCATTTATCGTGGCAGCATTCTGGTTAGGAACGCACCAGGAAGCGCTACCTAGGCAGGGATTGATAGAAGGTGACGGGGCAAAGTTTGTAGATCCACTCAAGGCGATTGAGTGGTTACTTAGACAGCAGCAGGCGATGGATTGTGGATTGAAGTTTGATGAGTGCTGGAACCCAAAGACTATTAAGGATGAGCTAATCTGCGGTTGCGATAAGGAAGAAACCACACAGAGTGCTTTGTTCGGTATTAGTGCGATGGTGATTTGAGATGGTGGAATTTTTTGGTGGAGACTATCGGAACGACTCTGAGGCGTTAGCAATAATCTTCGCAGCTCTGGCGAATAACATGACTGGGGTAGGGACGGCGCGGGATAAGTCCCAATATGCCCAGATTAATACAGATGTCAGGGAGCTGAATTACCAGGAACTTCAGAGTTTACCAAGAAAATCTCGCCTCATACGACGTGTCATTGAGCTTTTCCCAAATGATGCCATCAAAGCTTGGTATAAGCTCAAATTTGGTGAGGATGTGGGGGTAGACCCGCAGGACGTTCAACAATATCTCAGAGAAGTCAAAGGGAACTATCGCGAATGCTTCAGGAGAGCAGCTTCTTTAGGGAGGCAATATGGTGATGCATTTATTTTGCTAGCGATCGCAGATGGAAGAGCGCCGGATGAACCAGTGGATGAAGGAAGAATTGAATCAATCCGCTGGGTGAAAGTGGTAAGGCGCAATCAACTGTATCCCGATTATTATGGGCGCTGGCGTGGAAATGCTACTGACCCAGAACATTATCGCCTCAACACAATCAAAAATGAGGTTAGTGAAGATGAAAATGGAGGCTCAACCTGGGGAAGTAAGTGGCATCGCGATCGCGTCCTTCGTTTTAGTGGCGACCGTCTCTTAGATGATGATGTTATCACACAAAACGGTGGTTACAACGATTCAATCATTCAAGCGATGTTCAGCGCCTGGGCATCATGGGAACAGGGATTAGCCGCCAGTTCAGCAATGCTGCAAGACTATGACCAGTTCACCTTGGGCATCAAAGGAATGAGTGAAATGCTTAAGGGGAATATTAGCTCTAAGGAACTGAAAGCACTGGGTCTGGATGATGATGCTGATGAGTTAACCAAACAACGAGTGGTAATGGAGCGTATGTACCGACGTGCTTTAATGCTAGACCGTGGACGCTCCGTGGTCAGGGGAATGATGTATGACATGGAGGATGAACTGCCCGGAAGCATCCAGCGTCGCTATCAGGGGGCTGATAAGATTATGGATCGGCTGGAGGATGCGTGGGCTGCATCTACTGGTATTCCCAAGTTTAAACTCTACAATCAGATTGGTTCAACTGGTATCTCTACGGGTGTTCAAGCTGCGACAATCCTTAAGTTTGAGTGGGCATCACAAGTTAATGACTGGGCTGATGAAAATATCAGGGAGCCACTGGAGCGACTCTGTAAGTACGCGATGCTGGCAAAAGACTCCCCAACTGGCGGTCATCTCCCCTCAAGCTGGGAAGTTGAGCTGCCCTTAGCGGTGAATCTCTCACCACTTGAACAGGTTGAGTTACAAAAGATGGTAGCTGAGCGCGACAGCAAAAATATCTCACTGGGTATTTACAGCGCAGAGGAAGCTCGTCGCCAGTACGAGAAAGCTGAATTTGACCACAATCTGGTTCTCGAACCTAGAGATACTCGTGATACAAAAGCGCCAGCATCTGACGAGGATTCAGATGAAGAAGTTGATGTCACTCGTAATGGGAAAGGACAGCGGCGCAGTGATGAAATGCGACTTGATGACGCTACGACCGTACAGCGCATCATAGACTGGCAAGGATTTAAGGTTGGACTTCAGTATCTACCTTTCCAATACAGACATGGCAAGCTTCTAACAGCAGCATACGGTCATTTACAAAAGACCAAGGGTGCTGATGGGATGGCTCTGGATGTGTATGTGGGAACCAAACTCGACTCACCCAAGGTTTATGCGATCGCACAACAGATTAATGGTGAATTCGATGAAGAGAAGATGGTGATTGGGGTAGACTCACAGGATGAAGCTATCCAGATTTTTATCAAGGCTATGCCACCTGAGTTTTTTGGAGGTATTCGTGAGATGAGTCTGGATGAGTTGAGAGGTTATCGCATCGATGCTGCTGATGGCATACTGAGCGATAATGAATGGGAGGAACTCAGTCAAATTTCTGCTGCTGACTTCGTGAGTGTGGCAGAGGGGATTCTGGATGTTGAGACTCGCGAAGATTTGCAAAGTAAGACGCTGGTGGAATTGAAGGCGATCGCGGCTGAACGGGGACTAGGGGAACCAGCTCGATATCGCAATCGTAAGGATAGCTGGATAGAACTGATTCAAAGAAGTAATAAGTAAAAAGTAAGAAGTAATAAGTTTATTCTGATTTAATCACTTCTTAATTGTCGCAGTTAAAATCTTAATTATTTATTATTAAATAATACATTAATACTCTCACCTTAACTCATTACTTATTTCTTACTACTTACTATTTATTACCTAGAAAATGATGCAAGCTTTAACCAGACTGACGTTAGACCATCCTGATTACTATTATGATCGCAAAACGAATCGCTACAAGTACAAAGACACTAACCGCTTTGCACCCAAGCAGGCAATCCTGGCACTGACAGAAAAGTATCGCGATCGCAGCCAAGCTGACTTAATCAAGTTAGCACATCAGTATCACAGTGGACAGCTCTCTCTTGAGCAGTTCCAACGACTTGCAGCATCTAATATCAAGCAGATTCATCTGGCTGAAGCAATCCTAGGAGCGGGTGGGGTGGAGGTAATGACTCCAGCTCGGTTCTTGATTGTGGCTAGACAGCTGAAACGTCAATATTATACAGGCATTGACCCATTAACCGGGGATAGGTTTGGATTGAAGCATCTGGCAGCGGATATTGTTGATGGTATCTCAGAAGCACAGCTGGCTAACCGTCTCAGGATGTATGGGGATGCTGCTAAGGTTAGCTTTTGGAGTGTAAAGACTGATGTGGCGCGATCGCAGGATAATACAGAGGCGCGTCGGGTTTTGGGGAAAACACATCAACATTGTGAACAGTGCTTGAGATATGCAGCGCTGGGGTGGGTATCGATTGAGCAGCTGATTTTACCAACTCAACAGTGTGAGTGTAAATCGCAGTGTAAATGCACAGTGGAATTTAGATCTCTGCACACCCTCAATAAAAAACCCCAGCGCAAATGATGGCGCTGAAGGCAGTTAGTTTATCAGGGTGCATCTACTTCTCCTGTTTTCGGCGCGGCAAATAATTCGTCCGGATAAATTTAGGGGGAATGATGAGGAACCTAATTTTCTTTGTTCTTTGAAAAATCAAGAATGACCTGAGTTATCATCACTTTTAGTGATGGTAAATTATCTTCCACCACTTTCCAAATCACTTCTAAATCAACTTTCCAATATTGATGAGACAATTTATCACGCATTCCTGCAATATTTCGCCAAGGAATATGAGTATATTGGTTTCGGACTGAATCAGGAATATTTTTAACGGCTTCTCCCATCAATTCAATAGCTTTTTGTACTGCATATATTTTCTCTTTATTATTGACAAACTCTTCAAAACTAACCTCTTCAGTAAAGCCTTCTATGTTAAGACTTGCCCAAGTACACCAATATCATTTTTCATCATCTTCAAACGCGCAAAATCTGCAATTAAATCGCAGATTTTGCGACTCCATCGCGGATATGCGGAATGAGTCGTGGAAACTGCGATTATATGGACATTTTATTAAATGTTACTGCTAGTCTAATAGGCACAGTAAATTGATTCCTCATACGAAGGAAAGATGGCTGAGCCGCAATTATTCAGACTGGATAAATTCGACCCTCTACCGTGGGAAAAGCTGTCGGATGGACGGTACTGGACTCATGTAGTTTTAGGGCAAGTGGGAAAACCGCTCAAGTATTACAGTCTGGATGAGAACGGCAAATTGATTGAACGGACAGAGGTGGTTACCGATGCGGGTTTGTTTAATGACGATTCGGTTCGCACAATCGCTGGTTTACCAATGGTTCTAACCCACCCCAAAAAAAGAAAGTTCAATCTGAACAGGGAGGGGCTAAGGGTGGGTACTCTGCTCAATCGAGTTGCTAGAGAGGATGGCAAGCTCATAACAGAAGCCATTATCGATGACTATCGAGGAGTAGCTGTGATTGAGCAGATTCTGGCAACGGGAAAACTCCCCGAAGCCAGCTCTGGATATGGACTCAAAAAATTAACCCAAAGGGAAGATGGAATTTGGGAGCAGTTCCGTGGTGACTATGACCATGTTGCTGCGCCCTTAGAACCAGGGAGCGGAAGGGCTGGAGAGAGTGTCGGACTGCGATTTGACCAAAAAGAATGGACAGACGGGTTAGCGATTGCACAACCGCTCTACTTTGACCTGGGAAACCGAAGGATTGACTCAGAAGATAACTCCAAGACTTCCTCAAACAAAACTGACAGCAAAGATACAGGAGGAGCGACCAAAGTGGCGACTATAGTTTTACGGCTGGACAACACTGATCGTGCTTTTGAAGTTACTGATGAAGGATTGATTAGTGCGATCGGGGCACTTCAGTCCCGCGCTGACTCTCTCCAATCAGACTTGGAGAAGGTAGAGGGGGAATTAGAGCAATCTAAGTCTGATTATTCACGCCTAGAAGGGGAGCTGGAAGTAACTAAATCCCAGCTGGAAAAAGCCGACTCTAATCGCATGGATGAAAATGCAATCGCAACTCAAATACAGCAGCGGCTCGATGTGTGGAGTGTGGCAGTTCCGGAGCTGAAGCAAGACAACCCTAACTTTCAACCAGATTACAGCCTAAGCTCTACCCAAGCCAAAGCTTTCTGCCTAGGAAAGCTGACATCAATCAAGCTTGATGGACGGGATGCATCTTTTGTCGATGGTGCTTGGGACACCTATCTCCAAATGCGTGGTTCTCGCCATCGTCAAGATGAATCCAGACAGCCATTAGATGGTCTTTACTACCAGGTCGATGGAGACTCTGAACGTGGGGACATGAGCCATGAAGACCCTAGAGAAGAGCGGCGTAGACGCATTGAAAATCGTCGTAATCGTAATTACAAAAGGCATTAAAACTAGGAGGAAGAATGCCACAAACAACTGTTAGTTACAGCTCTCCGATTGGGCTGGAAGGGCAGATAGCCAGCGCTACCTACAACGTCATTAGAGGAACCTTACAAGAACTGCTCAACGGGATGAACATAAACCTGCCATTCGGACGGGCAGTAGTAACGGGTGATGACCCCAGGAAGCTTGTTTTGCCTAGTGCTACTGGGCAACAGTTCCGAGGAATCACTGTGATTAATGATTCCTGGGGAATTGATGAGGTTTCGTATCTGGCTGGCGAAAACATTGGCTTCCCAGTTGGGACTCCGGTGGATATCCTGACTTGGGGTGATATTCACGTTTGGGTTGAGACAGCGGTAAACATTGGGGACATGGCTACTTTCAGGCACACTGCCGAAGCCGACCCCCTTGATGTGCTGGGACGCTTCTCAAACGCCCTCAGCGGGAACCATGACGCTGTGCCAAATGGTCAGTTTGTCACCGGAACAACCGGAGCTGGGATTGCAGTTTTGAATCTGGGAGGTTTCTGATGGCTGATTTTGCTGGGAGTGCCAAGTTTCTTAATGCAGAAGTCACCCGCTATGAACGGCAGTGGATGAAAACTGTTTATCCTGAGCGCTGGGCAGCTAATGGTGACCATCTTTATAATGTCGGGGATTTACGGCTGGGTGAAAAGCGAGTGATTATCCCGCGCATTGATTATGCGGGTAAGGCTACGATTCATACTGGTAAAGCAACAGATATCCCCTTACTTCAATTAGCCACTACCGCAGACCAATATAATGCCCGTGTGATTGTTATGGGAGCGAAGTGGGATGCAATCTCAGATATTGCAGCTGAAGAAGTAGCTAATCTCAATGGGTTGCTACCAGAACGGAACACTGTCCAAATGCTCATGGATGGCTTGAGTGATAAAATCTCCGAGAAGGAGCATGAGCTGGTCGTGTTCGGAAATCGAGCGGAGGGTATGGATGGCTTATTTTCCGGTCAGAGGGTAGACACGCTTGATATTCCCGCTGGTACGAACCTTCATGAAGAGCCAGCCCTTGATTTATTTGATAGGATACGGGGTTTGCTCAAAGAGTTTCATAAGCGCTCATTGCTAACAGCAATGGCGACTAAGATGCTTTGTACGATTGACCTCTATGACTCATTGTGCCGAAAATTCCCTGATTCAGAAGGCACACCCTTGGAGCGATTAACCAGAGCCGGTAGAGGGATGTATGTCAGGGAAATTGAACCAGTTAACGAACTCACCAGCGATTTACTAGAGCAGTTTGGCGTTCACACACCAGGAGCAAACCGCGATCGCTTTATGGTTTACGAGGATCGCATACCGGAAGAGGGTGAAGTTACTCGACCTGGAATCATGCGGCAGTTCTTTGCGATGGATCGGACTCCAGTTAGACAGGATTCAGATTTAGGTTATTCGATGACTGCTTATTGTGCCACGACAGAGGTGCAATTTAGAGAGCCTTTTAGAGCGTTGTATATAGATTACGACAAGTTCGCTGCATAAGAAAGAGGAATAAGAAATATGACCTCACCAATCGTTAAACGTCTGCAATATTTCCCAGAGCGTGAACCACCTCGCCCTCGTGCTGGGAGGCGAATTTTCCAGACATACAAAGGAGGAAATGTTGAGTTTATTCCAGGACTTGTTACCGACATCTCAGCGGAGCAGTGGGAAACGCTCAAAAAGGACAATACAATAGCAATCCTAATCGAAGCCAAAGCGCTTGTTGAGCAGAACATTCCATTACCAAAGGGGGCATTGGAAGCCAGTCCGTTCACAACCATCAAACATATAGTTGATAATTG